ACCATTTTACCTAGTATTCTATTTTTAACGCGACGAGCAACCTTGCCCTTTTTTACCGCTTGTACATCTCCTAGCACTTTGCCGGTTTTATACGCTGCCCTCCGAATTTTTCCAATTGTGAGTTTTTCATCCATTTTTTTCTCACATTTTTCACAACCACAATCTTTTGCATCATGCAAACTGCCTATTTTTTTATCAGCATGAGCAATACTCTTTTTTCTTCTTTCCATATCCTTATCAAGTCTATCCATCTCCTTATTTTTATATTTTCTACTTGTAGGAGATGCAGCAACTCTAGCATACTTTTGAGCATCACTATAATTTTTACGAACCAATGCTTTTCTAGCACTTTTATAAGTATCAGTACTTAATTCCGTAACTTGACCAGGAGTAATTCTTTTTGCTGCCAATGTTGCTTCATCGGTACCCCATTCTGGTTTATTACCCATAGTACCTTCTGAAGTAACATCATTATACATTGGACGCTTTGGTTTTTCTTTGCGATTTAGAGAACCTTTATAATTAGGATTTGGAACACGTAGATTCTTTAATTTTTTATTCTGAACTGTAGGGCGAATGGGAGTACGTTCATCTAATTTTGATTCTTCAACTTCTTTACCTTGAGCTTTTGCACGATACATTTTCTTAACATCGTGTTTTGTTTTACGTTCAACAGATTTAATCATTGATGGTTGTTTAATTAATTTACGAAGATGGTTTTTGACTTGACCTGGTGAATTGCCTGTTATGAAAAGAGCAGGAAGTCCTTCGACTTCTACTTTAAATGTCATATCCTCATTTATATTTTCATTGCCGGCAGCTTTAAAAGTCTTACCTTTATCTGTATTAGTTTGGCTTGCTTTTTGTTTTAATTCTTGGCCACTAACATAATGAATCTTAATGCCTTGTTTTCTAATATGATCAGCAGAATTTATAGTTGTTTGTGTATGAGGTTTTTCATTCTTTTTGCTAACGTTTTCCTCATCACCGCCATCAACTCCCCTAAACCCACTACTTTTATGAAATTTAGATAAAGTTGCTGTATGATTTTCAACTTTATTCTCATGATCTTTATGAATATATAAATGCTTTTGACCATCGTGGTGATGATGAAATGCCCACGGCACTTCTCTAGGAACGGCATATGCGTGACCTATTGCATGTTTTTTGTGTGTTGCATATACGCCCTTTATTTCTTTACCAGAATCATCGCTGCCATGTGATTGATTACCCGAAAAGGTTTTAGGCGCCTTTCCGTGATCTATTCTATAATAATCTTCATTCATAAAAGACTTAAATGAAATCATTACTTATCTCCGCGGATCTTTTTAATTGTTCTTGACTTAGCAAGTTCCATACCTTTAATACGCTTAGCACGTGTTTGAAGATCTTTTGAGTGATCACCCTTTCTCATAATAGTAGCAACTGCAGAATTAGTGGCACGATCTTTGCTTTTTTGAGCTTTATCATGATAACTATTCATAGTCTTTTGATCTAACTCATTCACAGATTCTTTTTTCTGCTTATCACCCATATCACCACCAGCCCTTTTAGCCGCAGCTCTTGCCAGACTTTTAGCACGATTCTTAATCACATTACCAAACTGATCTTTAGTTGGAGTTGTAGATATTTTCTTTGCATCGTCGAATGGCGGAGAAGTATCTTTAAGACCTACAGCCTTTCTTGCAGCTGCACGAGCAAGAGACTTTGCACGATTCTTAATAGGATTACCAAACTTATCTTTTGGATTTTTATTTATAGGTTTAGCATTATCAAATGGTGGCTTATCCTTTGATACTCTGAGTGACGTAAGTCTGTCAGGTTTATCAATAGTTACCGTACGCTTAGCTTCATCAACAGATTCTAAAAATCCACGGCCGTGAATACCTTTGCGGCGACGATCATCAGCATTGCGGTTTTTGGCTGCAGCAGATGCAGAGTTTGGATTTTTAGGGGGCTTTTGTGCATTACGCTTTTTAATTGCAGCTGGTCTTGGGACAAAAAACTCTGCATCTTCGGAGCGATTATCTATATCAACAGAGTCTACAGCGCGTGCAATGCCTTTACGGCGATTCACAAACTTTCTCACTGCTTTATCCATTTTACCATCATCACGGCCAGCACGAGCCATTTTGTCTGCCTGTTTACTCATATCATCTGCAGATTTTTTAATGTAACTCTTTTTAGTATCTTTAGAGAGCTCATCAACCTGAGTTGCTCCCATTGACTTGACTTTCTTACGAGTACCAATCTTTTTAGTATCACCTTTGTCCATCATACCATGCATATCAGCACCTGGATCATCCTTACCATGATAACCCTGAGCTTTTGCAGGTGGAAGTTTCTTAATCTTGCCGCCTTTTGCAAGGAATGCTTTTACTGCAGCAGAAGTATCTTCTCTCTGAGCAGGTACCATACGAATTTTTATTTTGCCATTTGCATCTGTATATTTTTCAGGTTTAACATCTGCAGACTTAGCTTCTACAGCTTTTTTGCGTTTAGTACCGGTTTCATCGTCCTTTTGGATAACATAACCAGGACCTCGGGAAACAGTACTCCAAGCTTCTAATATTTTTTTGACATCCATTTTATTTCCTATCTACATCTGACACTTTTAATGGCATCTATGTCTCCTACTGATCTAAATACTTACCTTACTTCTAAAACCACTAATTTTGCTTTTCGCTTTACCGATTGCGCGTTGAATAGGTTTATCTGTTTTGGCTTTGGTCTTTCGGGCTGCCGCTGAGTTGGCTGTTGCCATCGCCCTTTGGTGGCCTTTATGAATTGATGTATGGTGATTATGAAGAGTTTCGCTATCACTTTTACTACCTCCAGCCATTCTAGCTTTTTTTGCCGACTGTGCAGCAAGTTTTGAATGCTGGAATGCGCTGCTTATATTGCCTTTATTTAGGGCTGATACTGCGTTTGAATGGTGATCAGCAGCTTTTGCATGAAGTTTTCCTGCAGCTGTTCCTTTGTGCTCATCGGCCATGGAATTATGATATATCGCCCCGCCTTCATGACCGTTGTGTCCGACTTTGGTACCAATACCTGTCTTTAAAATGTCATGAGATCTCGATGAAGATTTCAATTCAGATAATTGTACGAGTTCTTCTTTTAATTGAAAATACGTTTTCATTACTTTGTTTCCTTGTTCTTTTTAACTGTATCGCGCATGCGAGCTCTATCCATCATTCTATCGTGCCGAATTTTATCGGTCATTTTTTCTCGATCAATTCTTTTCTTTGCAACATTGCCATGATCAATTGCTTCAATATCAAGAGTCTTTGGATAACCCTTATCACCGGGTTTTGCCGGTTTTTCTCCGCGCTTTCTTTTAGCATGAATATTAGCCCAAAGGCCTTTATTTTTGCCTTCATCAAAGTTCTTAAATCTCTGCATTTTTCCCTCTTGTAAATTTGGAAAGATCTTATAATCTTCAATTAATTCTTCTTTTTCTTTAATTGGCTCAACTGCATCTAGCCATTTACGATATCTTTTATTTGCAACTTCGACAATAACATAATTAGAACCTAATAGTTTTATTTCAGCAACTTCGTCTGATTCTTTGATGATTACACTATCACCAACTTTAAACAGATCACCATTGACATATGATTCTCTTAAATCTGACACAGGCTCAAGTTGTATTTTATTCTTAAATTGTTTTTCTTCTTTTAGTCCCATACCTTTACGAACGCTATTATAAATTGATTTAGCATCTGCATTGGATATTACTTTTGGTAAACCTTGTGAAAACGAAGTAAAATCATTTTCACTAGCAGCTGATCTCATCTTTGAAGCAGACATACCTTCTGCACCATCAGCATCTGGATCTCTTTCACCAGCTGAAATAGTTTGAATTCTTTCAAAATTATAGAAACCGTGTTTGCCTTTTTTACCATTATATTTGTTAAGAAGAATATCAAATTCATTTACTCTATCAGATCCAACAACCATTACTACTCTTCTGAATCCTTCATTATATAATTTGGCCATAACATCAAATACATTTTTAATTTTAGGATCCATAATAATTTGTCTTGCGTGCTTTGGAAACATTTTGCGCGCAATCTTGATTTTTTCCCTATACTGTAATGGATTCTTTTTCTGATCTTGTGATTGTGATAAATAAATTTTATATGGAAATGATGAACGAGCATTTGCTGCAAGTTTATCTAATAGTTTTTCATGACCAATAGTAGGCGGATTCATTCTACCGAAGGTAAAATAAACAAGTTTAGTTTCTTCAACTAAAAATTGACTAAAAGAGTTAATCATCCTTTTTTCCGCTCAACTTCTCTTTTACGAACATCTTTATACATCCGTTTTGCTAGAAGTTTAATCCTCTTTTGCATTTGAGGTTTTTCTAGTCTTTTTTCTAAGTCTTGACGGCGAGCGAATGATAATTCATCTTTGGAAGCACCCTTTGTGATCTTTTTAAGAATCACGGCTCGTGCTTGTTTAATTGATCTTCTTTTCAGGACATCCTGATTTGCCATTTTCCTTTTTGCACGTTCACGACCAAGTTTTATCTTGGACTTGAATCTTTTAAACATTCTTTGTCTAGCAAGTCTTTGTGAGATATTTAATGATTCATCAACTTCGGAATCAATTGATTCACCAATAGGTCCACCTTCACTTAATCTTTTACGGCGATATGCACGATAATTGGTTAATTCGTCTTCGCCTGGTCTGTATTGAGTTACGTGAATATCATTTAAACTGAGGGGATGACCCTCTTTGAATATGTCCTTAAAGCGAACAATTTTCGCCATTTTAGTTCCTTCCAAGGTTTATTCCATTATCGGTTAGGACTATCCCAACCTTTTAAAATATCCGGTGAAAAGTTTGCGTATGAGAACTCCATACGGTCCACAATTTTCACTGCATCACCACCAAGTTTATCTATGGCCACATAACCTTCCTGGCCAGTAGTTTGATACCCATTGCTTGTTTTTAAAAAGGTATCAACATTACTCAATTTGTTAAGTATATTTATAAGTTTTAATTTTGCTAAAACGATAGCTTTTTGTAAATCAAACATGTTTTGTAAGGATTTTTTATTTTCATTTGAAAAGAATTTCAATATTTCATTAAGTTTTGCTTGTTGTGATGATTTACCCGCTGCAGTTTTTCTTGCATTTATTTCTTTTTGGTATTTTTGTTTGATATAACGAATGAGACCAGCCACGTGAGTACGCGTATTTTTAATAATTTCACCTTTACGTACAAAGGTATTATTGTATGTTTCAATAATTTTAGCAAGTTCCTGATTCCCTTCTAATTCTCTTAATGTTGAACCACTAATTTGGTTAAAGATTTTACCTGCAGTACTTAAATGTGAATTCACTTCTTCCGTATCTTTTTTAGACATAGTTAAGTGAGTCATATCTCTTAATATTGCATCTTGAGACCATACGTGTTTTGATTTTTTCAATGTACTTGCATCAAAATTGTAACTTGCTTTCAGCGTCTCGAACGAGGTACCTTTGTACTGTGTATGCCATACGATCCCGATTTTGGCAGTTGTGATCTCTTTGGCCATTGACGTGCCTGCTGGTACTGCATATACGATCGTATTAGGGTGAAAGGTAACATATTGCTGATTCTTAATCTTTTCTCTTTTAACGTCTTCTTTAGAAAACAAGAAATCACCTTGAATAACTCCTTTTATGCCTAGTGAAGGTAAATATTGTAAAGCCAGTTTAAGTTTTGTATTGAGATCACCAGAAGTGTCAGCATCAATATCAGCGTCACTTTTGTATACTTTAGGAGACTTATTAAAAATCCCCTTCTTTGCAACGAAGAATTTGCTATCGCGAGGATCAATGCCAGCAAACACAGCAGGAGCTCCATCCCACTTAACAGATACTGATCCATCATGAACTCCTCCTAACATGTCTCTGAGTGATCTAAGAGACATAATAGCATCTCTGGTACCTTTGACACCACCATAGATAACCTTATCCTCAATGTGAGTCATGTGAGTGTTCTTTTGTTCTGTGATAAAATTTCTAAAATTTTCCATTAATTGTCCATCTAATCATTTATGTAATACGTCCTGCTGATTTCATTGTTGAAAGGGGATCACTTTGTGAATCAAATTTATGGGCTTGTGATGCAAATGTTTTTCCATCATATTGATAATTTACACTACCACCACTTGTGTGCACCGCTTTAAACTTGCCAGGGTTTTTTCGCATATTATCAAAATGATGTTCATAATCTTTACCAGGGTTTGAAGTAGCTGTTTGCATTTTACCGGCTTTACTTTGATATGTAGTATGCTTTAAATAATTATGGCCAGCCTTTTGCATTGGTGCAGCCTTTGCTCCCATTACATCTCTCAAATGACTAATTACATGCTCAATGTGTTGTGGGTTTTTTCTACCCAATCTCATTCTAGCATTTATTTCTCTTGCATGTTTTTTTGCAGTATCAGCAAGAGCAGTTTTATTCATTTGTTTAATATTTGCATGTGCTTTTGGATTTGTCTTGGCCCATTCTTTTCTTTTAGCTTTATTTGATTGATTTTTTAATTCTGGATGTGCAGTCAAAACCTTATCTTTATGTTTCTGAGATAAAGGTATTGTTTTTCTACCACTTGATTGTTTACCAAGACTTGATGCTGGAACCTTAAGTGTATTATCAGAAACCTTTAAACTAATTCCATGGTGTGTTTCTTTACTATTTTTGTGTGTGGTAATAATAATATCAGATGCATCATCTTTTTGTTTTTCAACCTTAACACCGGTAACTCTTTCAACATCACCATCCTTTGATGACCAATGAACATGTTTGATTTTATGTCCACCTGTTTCAATTTGTTTTTTTAGGTCTGCTGCAGCTGCTTTGGCTTTTGCATGTGATGCATCAATAAGTTTTTGGCCACCATGTAATTTGGCCATTTTTGTATATCTTGCATGAGCATCTTTTGCAGATTCACCAGGTCTACCTTTTGGGTCTTTAATGTGTTTTGATTTATTAAGATAATATCCAGTAAGCAATTCATGAAACTTACCTTTTTCATCATTACCCCAAGCTTCGGTAAAAAAGATATTGAAACTTAACATTTTGGCCTCAAATGGTTTTTATATTTTCATTATACACTATTTATAAAGCTTTGTAAATAAAAAAAGACGGCTTAAGCCGCCTTTTTCTACTGGGTGTGTAGGTTATTGTAAAGGAATAAGTCCTACAGCAGCAAGAGGTGAGTCCGCATCTCTTGACATCTTTGTATAATATTCCTTAAACTCTGCAAGACCAGGGATAACACCCATATGATCGTTTTTGAAGTAAACGAACAATGGACGAGATACCTTATAAGATCCATCAGCAATTGTGGCAAATGTAGGTGCTACACCATTTACTTTTGAACCTTGTACTTTATCTAGATTACTGTCAAGGAAAGAAAATCCAAATACACCAAACATGTTTGGATCTGCTACAAGTTTCTCAACAATTAGGTTATCGTTTTCACCCATGATGATGACAGCACCATCTTCTCTCATTGTAGAGCACTTTGCTTTATATTCTTTCTTTGACATACCCATTTCTTTACAGGCACCATGCATTACCAATTCGATAAATGCATCACGTGTTCCTGAGGTTGGAGGAGGTACCATAATTGAAATAGGAGTTACTGGAAGGCGTGGGTCAATATCTGCCCACAATTTGAATTGTGTATCACTTACTGCTTTAAAGATTTGTTCTTTTGTAAAAGAAACCTTTGGTCCTGCAATTGAATTTGAAATAGTAATGCCATCAAATCCAATTTGGACTTCGTCAAATGTTACATTGTTTGCAGCACACTTCTCTGCTTCTTTTTTCTTAATGGCACGAGATGCACCAGTCATATCTGGATGTTCGATTCCGATACCATTACAGAAAAGTTTCATTCCACCACCGGTACCAGTTGATTCGACAATGACACGAGATCCTGTGTCTTGTGCAAATCTTTCTGCGGCAATGGTGGTGAATGGATATACGGTCGATGAACCGACTGATACAATTGTGTCACGTGCATACGCATTTGAGGCCGTAGCAAGAATGACTGCTAGAGCAAGTAAGCTTTTTTTCATTTGATTTTTTCCTTTGTTAAACGGTTATGGAGGCTCTCAACCGCCTCCATAACTATTTAATCAAATTAACGCGATGGTTTTGTTAAACTTTTGTTAAGTTTTTCTCGATCATTTTCATTATTTTGTTTGATTGCATACTGTCGAGCCCTTTCACGATTTTCAGGATACAAGTGTTCATATCCTTTCATGTTCCAACTTTTTGCCCAAGCGGCTATTTGTTCTACACTATGTGCCTTCATGGCATTTCCTTGTATCGTTTTACCAATTTTTCACATTCATCCGGATTTTCAACCATTTGAACTTTAACTGCCCGAAGCCGTTCTAGGCGCTTTCGTTCTGCTTTTCTTAATTTTTGATTGCCTTCTAACATGCAAATTTCCCAATCAACACCAAATAAACCTTTAGTCATTACCTTGACATCACGTTCGATACTACGTTCAATATTCATTATTAGCCATTCTCCATCATCATAAGCACGACCACAATGCCGATTACCAAACCTAACATTATGGGAGAATTAGCAGCTGCAGCTGCAGCTGCACCTATTACTGCTAATCCATAAAATTTTAACATTATGCTGCCTCCGCAAACTGAACTGCAGTTTGAAGTGCATCACGTTTCCGAAGTTGATTCCCACCGAACCATGATGAATAAAGCCGGTTGTCAGCATTACGGCCTTGAACATGATCGGTAATATATGTTACCGAATTAAAGGCTTGCCACCAACTACCACGAGCATATTCTGCGCCTGGTTGTGAATCCAAAGCCTCAAATGCGAGTTTTGCATTTCGTGAAAGACGGTCACCAATGTATTCAACATTTTGTACACGCTTATCAGATGTCCGTGGGAATACCTCATTTAGATATTCTAGATATGAACCTTCGGTAAACTTTTTACTACCTAAGAACTTAGCCATTTCACCATACACACCCATCTTTTCACGAGCAATACCAAGAGCAGTTTTTACTGTATGTGGATCAAACTCCACACGGTGACCAACACGAACCGATTGTTCCGTTTTTTGATCAAGTGAAAGTGTTAGTGTGTTATTACACACAACACGGATAGGAGTAAAGCGAATATCAATTGTTTTACCATATTGATGTGGGTTAGAAAAAAGTAGATATGAATCTACTTGGTCACCCTTAAAAAATTCCATGGTGTTATTGATTTTAGCCAGAGCCCAAACCATTTGACCATCCTTAAGAGAACCAGCAGTATGCATTTCCATATCACCAGCCATAACATATTCGTGGAAAAATTCAAATGCCTGTTCGTTCTGTACAGGTTTCCAATTTTCACCAACTGTTGTTAGGATACGACCATCTGTTTCACGAACCAAAGCCTTTTGGCCAGTGGTTTGTTTTGTACCATTATATTCAATGAAGGTTTCTACCTCTTGAACATTCCAGTCAAGTCCTGCTTTTTGCATCATTTGAGCAGGTGTCAAATCATTTGATACAGGAACTCCAAGACCGTGCCATGGAACTTCACCTGCGTATGCCATTGTTTCTACCATATGTGCCATAATATAATCCTCTTTCACATTTTTATTTTATAATAATATTATAAACCATTTTTACGCACTTGTAAACCCCTAAAATACAATTTATTTAAAAAAAATCATCAAGGGTACTTTTTTCTACTGTCCAAGTAATTTGTGGAGCCATTCTATAACGATTCTGTCTTAACTCAAGTCTAAAATGGCTTACAGCATTTTTTACCATTTCCGGATATTTACCCAAATATGTACCAGCACTTAAATCTGATTTGGTAATAAGCTTTTTATGTGGGTGTTTTAAAACATCATAGTTATGCAAAATGTATTTTGCCAACATATCAAACTCCGTATCAGTAATTAATGGATCATCTTGCTCATAATATGCATATGCACTCATCAAATATCTAGCAATTGGATTCTTCATTAGTGCCTCATATGATCTTGATCAGTGAATTGAGAAACTTGATCAGGATTTGCTTTGTGTGAGAAGACAACAGTATCGTTATCTCTATCAACATCACCGTACATACGATGATCATGAGTCAGATGGACGAAGTCAGGTCTACCAAAAACCCTAACCGCAGCGAGATAATCATTATCATTTCGAAAACCAACAAAATGCAGCATTATATATCTCTCCTTTATAGTATATTAAACCAGTTCTTTATCTTCACCCAAAGGGTCGGCGAGTAAACTTTCAATTCCTTTGATGTGTTTACACTTTGCATATGCAATGCAATTACATTCAAACCCATAGTTGACCATTTCGACATGATATTTATCTCCCTTACTTCCTATGACAGGCCATTGGACACCAACGAATGGGTGACCTTTAGTCTCAATAATTTCTGATTTATGCGCCATTAGATGAACATCAGAATTGGAAGTGATGCCATAACGAGCATAAAGATAATGCCTAGAGTAATTTGACCAATCATAATATATCTCCTCTTTTGATTTTATAATAATATTATAAACCATTTTGAGGCAAAAGTAAAGTGTTTTTTTAAATTATTTTAACTTTTTTTACAATTAACTATTTGTTTTAGGTTTAAAATAGTCTTGAACGTTAAAATCTAGACTATTACCATAATTAACTACACAAACTTCTTCAGGATGTATTTCAATAATAGTAAATGTTCCTGTATCGGTATTTGCAAACACATAAACAGGAAGATGTTCAACAGTGCCACCTTCAAATTTTACTTTTGCAATACCTCCTACTAGAGGTTTTTCGCCAGCTTTTTCAATGACTTGATTTAAACTATCGTAATCACCACATTGAACTGGCTTTGATCTTAATTCTACGGCAAACACAGATGTTGCCCATAGCATTATAAACATGATCAGATAATATTTCATTACGGTTCTCCTTCCTGTAATAAGTTGCCGGATTCTGTTTCTAAGCTCCGGCTGGCTCATCTTATTATTTAGTTTTAGAAATAAACTCGTAAAACTCGCCTGCTTTTGCAATTACGTTCTGCGGGTTATACATTTCCGGAATGTACTCGTTCATGACATCTTTGACGTCCTGTCCGTGTTCCTTGGCCTGATCAATCATTTGAAACCACTTGTTCATTTCCAAATCGTGCTGCTGATCCATCATTTCTTTTGCCATTTTAAGTGTTTCTAGTCTAATTTCGAAAGGATTCTTTTGAGTCATTATGACCTCCTGTGTGTTGTGTGTGTAAGTTGCCAGATTCTGTTTCGAGGCTCTGGCGGGCCCAGAGATTATGCCGCTAGGCGCATCTCAGGAGCAAAGTTATCGTTTGCATTTACTTTTTTGATTCTCCACTGCCTTCTTGTATCTGTCGATCCTATTTCGCCCCCATCATAATTACATACCAGAATCAATACCTAGAAATTTACTGAAACCAAATACTTCCATCAACATGAAAGTGAATAACATTAGCATAAGACCCCACATAATCAGCTTACCATTGAAATTAGATGCTGCTAGTTTGACAGCGAGTATTTCGTTACCAAAGAATCGCAAACATAATTCAAATTCATTATGATCATCTTTTACTAATAATCCATTCCTTTTTTCTTCAGCCATATCTTCTCCATGTAATTATGGTGGAGGCGGTGGGTACTGCCCCCACGTCCAGCCTACATCCATCCAGTTTCACTGAATCATTATTATTTATATGGTATTATTATATCAAATATTGCCGCAAAAGTATACAAAAAAATGACACTTGATAGTGACAAATTAGTAGTGTTAAATACCTGACACGTTATAAATAGCCAAAGAAACTTCTTTAATCGAGGAAAAGCACATGCGCAGAGTATTAATTATTGCAGGGCTTTTTGTTATGGCTGTATTGAACCCAGCGGCAGCACAGACTGTAGTTGAGACTACCACTAAGAGTAATTCAGAAGTCACTTCCGAAGGAAGAACTATAGTCATATCACCACCACCATCAGCAATATCACCAAGCGTAGGTTCATCGACCTCTGACTTATGCATGGCTGGCGTTTCTGGAGCAGTACAAACAC